ATGGGGAATTCCGTTTTAAAAGTATGCGTGCGGGGCAGTACGTCTAAAATTAATGGGAAAAATGCATTTATCATTGATGAATTGGGGTTTTATCTTAAAGATACATATGATTTTGTCGATGAAAGTAACACTCCAGAACCGCTAGGCATTTGGAGTAAAAACAGGGTATTAGATAAAAAAGAGTCAGCGATTTATATGTCATCATATTTATCAGGCTTTTTCGGGGATCTTGCACGTATCTACTCAGGATTTGTACCTGTTTTTAATCATGACTTTAGACTCTGGCAAAAAAAACATGGTACCGGCGGGGATTATATTATTCTTTCTGATGTACTATGGGCTAAGGTTGAAGAATCAGATAAGGTGATTTTTTTTATGAGCCTTAGAATCTACGCGAAAATAATCACCATTATACTGATTTCCGGTTGTTTGATATTTCCAACATCAGTTTTCTATGGCAACCATAACAAGGTGTTTGAAAACTCAAGCCCTAACAACACATTTAAGGTTGTTGTATATAAGGCAGAGGTTTACAACCTTTTCTCATTATACAAATTTCTTCGCGGCGAAAACTATTTTTTTTGTCGTCTATGATAAATGTGGGGATGTTGCGTTTAAGCCTTCTTTATGGTTTGGCATGGATCGTTCTGTAGTATATGGGGGGGGCATTTTTCTAAATATGACAAAAATACTCTATTTTTCCCGACAAATGATGGCATTGATTCAATACAGTTAATTCCTAACTTATCTGAATGTAAGCGTGCATAGAACGATGAAAATGATAGAGGAAAACACATGAACTCTTCAACAATAATTAAAAATAGTAATCAATCATTTCGGCAAGATTCCTAAGGTCAAAATGCCCGATAGAAAATCACCATCTTTAGCATCCGGCCCGGATTGAGAGCCGGGAGAAGGACGATATCTACGCTCACCTGGACGGGCAGGGGCGCTATCGGGTGAAGCTGGACTTCGACCGGGAGGGGACGGAGCCGGGTTACGGCTACCTGTGGCTGCGGATGGCGAAGCCGTATGCCGGTGAAACACTCGGCTGGCATACGCCGCTGATTGATGGAACCGAGGTGGCGATAGCGTACAGCAATGGCGATATTGACCTGCCGTACATCGCGTATGCGCTGCACGACTCTCCGGCGTAATGGACATCCTGACCCCGTTAACCGGAATAACCGCACCCGCCATGTCCTGCGCACACCGGCCACCAATAACCTGAAAACGGAAGAAGTGATAATTTATCTGTCAGTTAATCATTGCGTATTCTCTGGCGAATCAGTTAATAACTGACAGGGAACAGAACCCCAAATAACGAAATACAACACGGATATGGAAATGAAAAAATTAATTCTTCTCTTGCTTTCAGGCATTTTGTTGACCACTCAGGCTGACGCTGCTCGTGGAAGAAAGCCCTGCTCCGGTTCAAAAGGCGGGATAGCGCATTGTACATCCGATGGCCGGTTTGTCTGTAATGACGGAAGCCTGAGTCAATCAAAGCGATTTTGCTCTGGATATGGTGATTCTGTAACTCGCGAGCGGGTTAAACCTTCCACCCCCTCCCATAAAACACAAATCAAAAAGGCGACAACAGCGAAAAAGCAAGAGCCACAACGCGTTATTGAAAGCGATGAGCCGGTCGAAACACCAGCCCGCCAGCCCACCTGTGCGCCTCTTTATATGGCCAGTAAGCCCGGCTTTACCCATTTACCGATTTGTTCCGGAAATCAGTATTAACAGGGAGCGGAGCATCATTTTTCTGTTATTCCGCGTAATTCATCAAGATTAAAATAAAACAGGAAGTAAATATGGCACGAAGAAAAAAGGATGATAATGTTGCAATTCTCATTTTGGTCATTATAGGCGTGATGGTCTGGGGAGTTTATGTTGCGGTAAAGGCATTAATCAATCTTAATGAGCGATTCATTGAATCCGTATCGAATCCGGCAGGCGTTATTGGTTTGTTCTTTGGGTTACTGCTAGCCATTGCACTGATAATACGGATTATTATTTATCGCGGCTTTAGAAAAAAAGCCGCAGATCTGGCAAAAAAAGAGAAAGCCTTTGACGAAATCGTCAGTACCGAAGTGGCTTGCAAGCTGTATCAGGAAAAGCAACAGCTTGCCGGTCAGTGGGATGAATTTCGCAATGCCAGAAATAAAGCCTCCAGGGCATTGCAGCGTATTGTGGACTCCGCGTATAAATTCAAAGTCAAAACACTACTTTCCGGCACCACGGTAAATAACTGGCAAAGCAAATACGACCAGCTCAGGAAGGAGAGAGACGCTTACGCGGCCATTAGCGAGAAAATCACCTTTCTGGAACTTGAAGATAACGCCGACTGGGAAGGTGTAAAGCAGCAGTTTCTGGATAAGGTCGCCCTGCTGGAAAAAGCGCAGGAAGAAAAAGAGTATCAGGCTGAGCTTAAGCGTCAGATGCGGGAAGAAAAACAGCGTCAGGATGAACTGGAGCAGCAGCAGCGCGAAGCGGAAGAAGAGGAGCAACGCCTTGCTGAGCAGCAGCGTTTACTGGGGGAAGCCCTTCTCGCCGCTGAAGGCACACACCGGGAAGAGCTGGAAAGACAGCGTCTGGAGCTGGAGCAGAAAATCCAGGAAGTACATCAGCAGTATGAACGCGCCAAATCCATGGCTCAGCTCACCAGACAGGGACATGTGTATGTGATTTCGAATATCGGCTCCTTCGGTGAAAATGTCTTCAAAATTGGTATGACCCGACGGCTGGAACCTATGGAGCGAGTGAAAGAGCTAAGTGGAGCGGCGGTACCTTTTGATTTTGACGTCCATGCCATGATTTCCTGCGACGATGCCCCCGCACTGGAAAGAACGCTGCACGATCACCTGGAAAATTATCGCATTAATAAAGTTAATCTGCGCAAGGAGTTTTTTCGGGTTGAGCTTAGTCGGATTATTGATGAAGTTGAGCGCCATCATGGTCAGGTTGAATATGTTGCCGACCCGATAGCATTGCAATATCTGCAGAGTCTTGAATATGCAGAAAGCGAAGCTGCATAAAATAGGAGGCTGGATAGTTACACGTGTGTGAAAGCGCTTTTGGCAGTGATGATATCATTTCCCGTAGCGACCGACTTGGCGTGGGAAGCAAAATGAACCCCATGAAAACACCGCTGTCTTAACCAGATAAGAGCGGAAAAAGGGCGAGGCGGAAGGACGATTGTAGATTGCAGGTAATGGCGATGTAACGCAACGGATGTCGATCGAGAGAGAAGATTATTGCGGCTGGGCATGGTGTCCCCTGCAGGAATCGAACCTGCAACTAGCCCTTAGGAGGGGCTCGTTATATCCATTTAACTAAGGGGACATAGAACTTACTGATTTTTAAGCGTTCGGCTTGTGTTGCATGTTATCCTATCATTCCCCGTACCATCAAGCACTTCATTCCTTTTATTTCCTTTCCGTTCGCGTCGATTCGCTCAGAAAATCACTTCGTTCACTTGCCATTGCGTACACATTGAGTACAGAATGCAGAATTTCAGTGCGTACAGGATACAGAGCCGTGGCCCTTAGTGATACCAAACTCCGTAGCATCAATGCTAAGCCCTACAACGGCGCAGCTGAGGTCACAGATGGTGACGGGCTGAGTGTACGCATAACCCCCACAGGCACGATCACATTCCAGTTTCGTTATCGCTGGAACGGTAAGCCCGTTCGCCTCTCCATTGGCCGCTATCCCGCTATGTCTCTCAAGGAGGCGCGCGTAGTCGTCGGTGAGATGCGCGAATTGTACCTCAAGGGACTAAACCCGAAAAATTATTTTGCCAAAGAAGATGGCGAGCTGACTCTAAAAGAGTGCCTGGATCAGTGGTGGGGCAAGTATGTTGAAACACTGAAGCCGAACACTCAGACGCTGTACAAGTCAGTTGTGTACAACACGATGTACACAGAATTCCCGGACGCTCCGGTAGTAAACATTCCTGTTTCGGCATGGGTGCGTTTCTTTGATAAGCAGGAAAAGAAGAACAGCAAAAAGGCCAGGGTGCTTCTTCTGCAGCTACGTTCCGTCATGAACTGGTGTATCAGTCGCCAGTTGATCCCATCGTGCGAAGTCCTGAAGCTAAGTGTTAAGACCATTGGAAAAAAACCTGATGTGGGTAGCCGTGTTCTCACGTATACCGAGTTGGCTAAAATCTGGCTGGCGCTGGAGAACAACAAGATCGTTACCTCCAACAAGGTGCTTCATCAGCTGCTTTTGCTTTGGGGAGCCAGGCTATCAGAGCTGCGCCTTGCTACTGCCAGTGAGTTCAATATGGATGATCTTATCTGGACGACTCCAGCAGAACATTCAAAGATGGGTAACGTAATCCGTCGCCCGGTGTTTGACCAGGTGAAACCTTTTGTTGATAGGCTCCTCAATGCTGGAAATGATGTTCTGTTTCCCGGCCAGGAACTGGACAAGCCTATAGATCGCTCGTCAGCAAATCTCTATATGAAAAAGTTAAGGAATAAAATTGATATACCAGAATGGCGAACACATGACTTCAGGCGCTCGCTGGTGACTAATTTATCAGGGGAAGGGGTTATGCCACACGTCACTGAAAAGATGCTGGGGCACGAACTGGGAGGAGTTATGGCGGTGTATAACAAACACGATTGGTTAGTTGAACAAAAAGATGCCTATGAGTTATATGCTGATAAGATTTTCTGGCATATTAAGCGCCTTATCTAGATACCTTTATAAAATCTAAAGCAAAGTCAGGAAAGGATAAGATGTAGGTAACCTTTTTTTGGTGTATACTTCATGTTATTCACGTTTAGGTAAGAGTTAATAACAATATTTTTTTTGTGATGTAAGGAGTAGAGATGAGTATAAATCAAAATGGAATAATAAAAGAGATTAAAATTGGAGAGCGGACAGCAGTAGAATCTACAACAATTTTAATTCCGCCACAGACTACAAAGGTTGAATTGCATCTTGATGCGTCTAAAAAAATCATCATTATCTTTTCTTATGATAATGAAGATAAAACAGTAAGATATACAGGCTCTGCAGATGAGTCAGGTGCAATATACACAATGACACTGATTAATTTTAATAATGTATTAGGTGAAGGGATTATGGAGCCATTTCCTTTTTATAAAAGTAATGGCATTCAATATTATATCTCACTATTGGTGATGACAAATGGAGATAAGAGCAGATCACTTATCTATACGATTGTGAAGGATTAGTTATCATGTCGGAATTTAACGGAACTATAAAAAATGAGATAGCTAAAGATAAGGCTTCCTTTAGTGATGCAAATAGAGGTTCTGCACTTTCCAATTCAATTGCTAAGGTGATCGGTGAGGGGGATAATGCAAAAAATAGTGTGGTATGGAAAATAATAACATACACACTTTATATGTATTCTGGGGTTATTGCAATAATGATGGCAAATGATATATATAGGTACGGTGGTATTAATTGTGTTAGTATTATTAAAGACACATGGGCTACATACTCACCGATTTTAACTCTATCTTTAGGATATATGTTTGGTAAAAGAGATAGGGTTGAATAAAATCCGGTCGAGTTCGCTTTTGATATTCAAAGCCTTCTTTATAAAAGGCTTTGAATTTTTGTTTAATATTTTATTTATTTTTATGTTATTTTTTGATTCTGTTAATACCACCTTCCTCTATCCAATTAAATACGGCTTTCCTGCTATATCGCGTAGGATAGGTGAGAACTGGATTTGGGAAATCATGATCTTTACGTAAACGCCATACAGCTGTTTTTTTCTTCCCCAGTAATTCGAATACTTCTTTCTCTCCCATAAAATCTGTAGAAGTCATAAGCACCTCATTCAAAATTACCGTTAAAAATACATGTACCACACCCGCCACGAGCCCCTTCAGTACAAACATCACAGCGGTCTACTTTTTTACGAGGTTGTTCTTTGATGTGCAGCCTTGGCTCCCCGTCTTTTGGCTCCGGCCATTCGCGTTTTTTTTTCACCGCCAACTTTTCAATCATTGCCTGCGTAATCTGCTCATCAGTGATACCGACACGGCGCTGGGCGTCCCACAGCAGGAACTGCATATCAGCCCATTCCGACAAGTCGCCAGGCTGATCAGCGGCTTCCAGTGCTTCTTTGCTGAGGTGCTTCAGCGGGCCAACCGGGCCCACATTGCCGAAGGTCGCTTGTGACCACTCAGCGTGCTCTTGGCGTACCTGGTCTCTGTCCATTGCGTCCAGTACCATGCGGGCCAGCGCTTCTGCTTCTTCTGCTGGCAGTATTACGTTGCTTCCAGCTCCATAGGTTTCACGCCATGATTTAATTTTTTTCAGGCGCTCTCTCGCCAGTTCGGTGATATCAATCATCGGTGTTATCCTCGCAGCAGTAGTGAGCGCCGTCTGGGTCAGTACTTTTGAAACCGCAGATATCACACTCAATTTCGTCAAGGGCTTCTTCATCGCATTCGTGGCTTTCCGGATCGTCGGCTTTGTAATAATCGCCGCACAAATTGCAGCGGACTTCTGCCACATCGTCATAGTTAGTAGTCCCGGCTATCATTTGTCGCCCCCCTCATGCAGCTGCTCTGCGATGCACGAAAAAAAAGACTCCCGCGTATGACTTTTAAGAGCTGATGCGAACGCCGCGTTAAGAACGGCAGCATCACAGCCGTCATCGGTATAGAGCGCGATTTTTTTCTCAAGGCGCGCTTTGGCTTCCTGCAGCTGCATACCCCGGCAGGCACGCGGGATATATTCCGCAATTTGTGAAATAGCCTTTTCGTTCTGTTTAATCATGCTTCACCTCGATAGGCTTGATGGTGTCGAGCAGCAGCCGGCGGCGCGTATTTTCTGCAAAGTGACGGCGCCCTGTTTCTTTGTGGTAAAACTCGTTTTTGCCGACGACCCACATCCGCTCTGTCTGGTGCAGTTTTTTTACCTTCGGACCGTCTTTGGTGATCACGGTGCCGGTATGGGTTTTTACGATTGTCATACGGCCTCCCCAAGCACCCAACGAAGTGCGCTTGCATACTCACCCTCGGCTGATTCCAGGGCTTTGGTGATTTCTTTGCGGGTTTTCAGGCGCGGCTTTGCCTCGCCGAGGATCTGACGCTGACGCCGGGCTTTTTCATGGCCGGTTGTGCCAGCAGTTGCCGCTTCGATTTCAGAGATCTTCTCCCGCTGCTCTTCGGGTTTAAGCGATGCCAGCTGACGCGCCTGGGTAACGGTGACCGTTCCGGACTCCACTGCATCGCGAACAGCCTGGGTGGCATCCAGCAGTGACAGCGTTGCACGTACGGTCTGGACACTCACGCCAAACATCAGCGCTAAATCGTCCTCGTCGTGCCCGCGCTCCAGCGCATCAGCCATTTTCTTTGCTCGGCCCAGTGGCGTATCTGCCTGGCGGATTTCGTTAGCACTTACCATCGCCTGCGCCATGCGAACGGCGGAGCCACGTTTAGCGACTGCTGGAACCAGTAACGGTTCTTTACCCTCTTTCAACAGTCGCTTGTTGGCTTCCAGTGTATGGCGCACACGCTGGCGACCATCGACTACACAAGACAGCCCTGTTTCCGGGTCTTTCCAGACGATAATCGGCTCAAGAACGCCCTGGTCCATGATGTTCAGCACCATTGCCTCGCTGATAGGCAGGTGGATACGCTCATCGTAAAGCGGGTGCGTTTTGTCGGTAACCAAGTGCAGGTTTTCAGGTTCGAACGTTAAAACATTCGTTTTGCCGCTAGCGCCGTATACAACCTTTGAGTCTTTAGCCATCAGAGAGCCTCTACGTTACGGAAGCTGGTGGGGCAAATTGCTTTCAAATCGCGCATAGCCTCTAGAACATGCATATTTGTGCGATTCTTGGTGTGTCGCTCGGTCAGACGATCACACTCTTTCGCCCATGATTTGACCTCTGCGAGAAGGGCGTCACGTTCGGTGCGCGTCTGGCGCAGAGCTACATTCGAAACATCGAGGACGGTAGCCAGTTCCTTGATGATTGCTGCCTGTGCTGGTGGCATAGTTTTGGCTATTTCGTACGCCTGTTTAATCAGTTGATTTGCTGTCTTAGCCATCTTTTGTTCTCCATCTGACGCGCTGCAACGCGTAAATTTAGGGTGCAGCAACCCAACCCATGAGAGTGGGTGAATAGCTGGTTAAAATTTCTTGCTGATGGGGGACCGCCACTGCAATGGCGGCACGTTAGTTCTCCACACAACTGGAAGCGCATTCCTTCAATTACAAACCGATCCCCACTGGAAAGAAGGGGAATGCGCTTCCATGTTATGTGCCTGTCTTTTATCCACATCAGGCTCGGTGCATCCTGGTTATTCCCCAACAACAAGGATTCGGTTAATCTGGATATCCCCAACAACAAATGGAGTTTCGATAATGAGCTATGACTACGAAGAGCGGCATATGCCTCCGTTTAAGAGGCCTGAGCCCCCTCCGAAACCTGATGATTCAGACTGAGGTGTGAAATGACCCGCGACGATATGATCTTTGATGTGAACTACTCATTTCATTTAGAGAAAATGTATTTCACTGTTCTTACTAGGATTGACAAAGCAATCACTATGCTTTTAATCGTCTTGGGTTTTTCTGTTTTTGCACCTTTCATGAATTTATTTTTATTCGGTGTAACCGTTGCTTTTTTATCTGTTATTCAACTGGTCTATCAATTTGGACAGGCCGCTGGTCTATCTAAAGAGCAGATGAGGCAATATAGAAGACTGCTTGTAGAGCTAAGCTCTCTAACAGATGAAGAGTTGCGAGAAAAATACATTAAAATTCAAGATGCCGACAGCATTCCGTGGCAGTCATTGCAAGAAGCTGCTTTTAAGCGAACCTGTATTTCTTTAGGAAGAAATTGCGAGATTAACTTATCCTTGAGAAAACGTGTTATTGCATGGATTGCCGGGGATATGCCGTGACTTTAAGGACTAGACATGAGCTCCCCTATCATCCCAAACCACGCACCTCCGTTCCCTAGGCCTCCTGCGCCTCAGCCAAAACCGAAGTAATTTGTTATGGTTGATATCCGGATTTTTAAAGAGCTAAGCGTCCACTGGGCGCTTTTTTCTGCAAATCATCTTGGCAATCCAACGCTTCATCTCGGGAGTGTTGGCATCCAATGATGGATAATATTAGACATCTTACATTTATAGTCAAGGCTTGTTTGTAAGTATTCTTACTTGTGGTGACGGAACGAAAAAAAAACCCGCTGGTTGCGGGCTTCGGTTTGAGGGAAATGTTAGAGGTCTATAATGATTTGCTTAACAATACCGATCAGGTTTGTATCTTGGGTAACCTCAATTGGTTTAAACGATGGATTTAATGGGATTAGGTAGGAATATGGCGGGTCTATAGCTAACTTTTTCAAAGTCGCCTCGCCACCCACAACTGTTTGCGCAACCACGATTTTACCATTTGCATCGTCAACAAACCCGTATTCTGGCTCTACGATTACAATCGATCCATCCGGGATACTAAGCTCATGATTCGATGTCATTGAATGGCCTTTTACTCTGAGAGCAAATGCCGAATCTGAAAGTTTACGAGTTGTTTTAACTAATTCATTCCCTGGATTTCCAATGACTTCCGTCCAGTTTCCAGCCTGAACCCATGAGATAACCGGGACCTCTCTGGTGGCGATGAGATTGATATTAATGCCATTCTCAATATCGCCATTACCAAAAACCAACCACTCTGGCGAACATTGAAGGCATTTACATACCAGTATCAGGTTTTCACCAGATAATTTTGTTACATCACTTTCCCATTGGGTGACTGCAGATGCACTGACGCCAGCCCACTCAGCAATATCTCGCTGCGTAAGCTTCTTTTGCTTTCGCCTAAATCTCAGCCTGCTTCCAACGGTATCCATAAATTCTCCTCGGATTGCACGTTAGTAATCTTACATTCAATTGACGTAAGCATGCTGTCCATATACGATGTAAGAATGCTAACTTTAAGGGGGTGGAGCATGTTAAAAAATCAAGTCGTCGAATACTACGGCGGCATTTCTAAAACAGCCATTGCGTTAGGGGTTACCCATAGCGCGGTGTGTCAATGGGGGAATGTAATCCCTCAAAAACAGGCATTTGTCATTGAACGAATCACAAATGGCAAGCTTAAGTATGACGCCAGCCTTTACCAAAAGGCTACAGATTAAGCCGCTTGAAAGTAACTACAAAAGGAAAATCAATATGGTAGAGCCAAACCTCAAAGAAGCCGTCAAAGCGATGTGCAAAGCATATCCAGGTGGGCGTGAAGCAATGGCTGGCGCACTGGGAATGACGGTGACGCAGTTTAACAACAACCTTTACGAGAAAAACGGCTGTCGTTTCTTCGAAGTCAGCGAGCTGGAAGCGATGGAAGACATTTCAAACACCTCGTTACTGGCTGATTACTTCGCCCGTCGCCGCGGTGCTTTGCTGGTGGATGTGCCGCACCTGGAAGAACTGGATCGCGTGGACCTGTTTAGTCGCGCAATGCGTACCTCTGCGGCCAGAGGGCAGGTGGATCAGATTATCGAACAGGCACTTGAAGACGGGGTTATCGAAAGACATGAAGCAGAAGAAATCATGGTGCATCACCGCCGCCATCTGGCTGCGCGCGAAGAAGAGATCGCGGCAATTATCACGTTGTTTGCACGCAAAAAGAAGTGACGCCAGCGGGTTGCAGCCCCTGGCGTCGTGGCGTGTCGTTATCAGTGGAGATTACTAACGCATGAACAGTTTAACAACACAGTACCGCAGGTCGCAACTTATAGCGCGTCCGGTTCCTGGTGGAGCAGGTCCGGTGCAGTTCGTGTATGGGGTAAGAGTACCAGGCGGGTTTGAGCCTGTCTGCTACCAGTTTGCTCAGTGGGTGGTAGGGGACTTTAACGGACAGGCGGGGAGCGTATGCGAGAACTCAACCGATGGTTCAGAGATCACTACGGTGTCCCGGTCCGGGTCATTCGCTGGGAGCCCCAGACACAACGCGTTATATACCTGCGCGAAAGGTACGAGCATGAGTGCTTCAGCCCCATCGAGCAGTTCAGAAGAAAATTCAGGGAAATAGAGGGGTCTTATGAGCCTGTTAATGCCATCAAGGCCGATAGTCATCAATCCTGACCTTGCGTACAGCATTGGCCTGAATGAAGCAATTGCGTTACAGCAGGTGAACTACTGGCTGAAGGAGACAACCTCCGGGCTGGAGCGTGACGGTGTGCGTTGGATCTACAACACCACAGAGCAGTGGCTGGAGCAGTTCCCGTTCTGGTCAGAGTCCACACTGAAGCGCACATTCACCCGCCTGAAAAGCCTGGGCGTGCTCAAAATCGAGCAACTAAACAAGTCCCAGCGGGACATGACCAACTACTACACGATCAACTATGAGAGTGAGCTTTTAGATGAAGTCAAAGTGACTAAATCGAAGGGGTCAAAATGCGCTGTTCCATCAGGTCAAAATGACACGATGGAAGAGGTCAATGTGAAGCGCTCCACCGGGTCAAAACGAACCGCTGTCATCAGGTCAAATTGGCACGATGATCTTACAGAGAATACAACAGAGAGTACTACAGAGATTACAGGTAAAGACTCTTGTCCGGTTGCGATGCAACCAGACCAGAGCGATCCGGCAGATCTCGTTCTGGATCATTTCAATCGAGTAACCAACTCGACCTATGGCAAGGGGGGACGAACCAAAACGACGCTGGGTTATATCCGGGGACGCCTGGCCGAAGATTACAGCCCTGAAGACCTGATGCTGGTGGTTGACTACCTGAACGCGAAATGGGCTCAGGATCCGAAGATGAGCGACTACCTGCGGCCCAAAACTCTGTTTGCTCCCGAGAACTGCGTCGAGTATTTCGACAAGGCCAAAAAATGGGAAGCAGCCGGACGCCCAGCCTGGACTGGCGGCAAGTGGGTTAAGCAGGATGATAGTTTCAAATCCAGTTTCGCCAATGTGGTTTATACAGTGCCAGCGGGGTTCCGTTCATGAGCAAGCCATTTCTGAAATGGGCTGGTGGAAAGTATACCCAGCTGGCTGACCTGTTCGTGCACATCCCGGCAGGGAAACGTCTGATAGAGCCATTCGTTGGTGGTGGGGCGGTATTCCTGAACAGCGATAAGCACGCAGATTACCTGCTGGCGGACGTTAACCCGGACCTGATTAATCTGTATCAGATGTTAGCGGTGGTGCCGGATGAAGTGGAATTAAAGGCCCGCTGGATGTTTGAGCACATGCGGTCACCAGATGGCTATGAGCTGATCCGTTCCGAGTTCAACGCTCAGACGCTGGATGCTACTGAACGCGCAGCGGCTTTCCTGTATCTCAACCGGCATTGCTTCAATGGACTGATGCGCTACAACCAGGCGAACAAGTTCAATGTGGGCTGGGGAGGCTACAAGGCGCCGTATTACCCGATGGATGAGATGAAAGCCTTCGCGGCTATGGCGCATAACTGCGTATTCATGACTGCTGATTACCGCCGGACAATCAGCCAGGCCGGGAAAGGGGATGTGGTTTACTGCGATCCGCCTTACGAACCGATGCCGGGAACAACTGGATTCACCGCCTATGCCGCTGGTGGTTTTAGCTGGGAGAACCAGGTGGACCTGGCGAAGCAATGTGTATCTGCCTTTCACCGTGGGGCTCGGGTAGTGATTTCTAACTCATCTGCACCGAAGGTTCTCGACCTGTACCGGGAGCATGGTTTTAACCTGCAATTCATCAAAGCGCGCCGTTCGATCTCCTGCAAAAGCAGTACGCGGGAAGTCGCAAAAGACGTTGTAGCGATCCTTTAAGGGGGCTAAATGAAACTGACTTTACCATTTCCACCGAGCGTAAATAGTTACTGGCGCGCCCCGAGCAAGGGACCGCTGAAAGGCAGGCATCTGGTTAGCGAGACTGGGCGCAAGTTCCAGCAGGCAGCGAGAGCGGCGATTATTGAGCAACTGCGGGCCGTTCCCCGGCCATCCTCTGATCTGGCTGAGGTTCACATAGTGTTGTATCCGCCTGATCAGCGCCGTCGGGATATCGATAACTACAACAAAGCGCTGTTCGATGCCCTGACTCTAACAGGCGTCTGGGAAGACGACAGTCAGGTTAAGCGCATGCTGGTGGAGTGGGGGAACATCGTGAAGAAAGGGAAAGTAGAAATCACCATCCGCCGTTTTCGTGCAGCTGCCTGACGTGGAGATGATATGAGAGCACTACTAACCCCTGAGATTGCCCCACGCATGGGCGTTGTTCTGCTTCGCCCAGGTGCTGATCTCATGCCGATGTTCAGGAGAGGGCGGGTACTGATTGAGCCTGCACCGGAAAAATACAGCGACTACACAACTGGCGCTATCCCTCCCGCCACGCAGCCACTGGCAGGAGATCCGGTTTTGAAGCCAGTATTCGAAAACAAAGACGTCATTCTGCGCGCGGGTGGTATCAGCTCGCTGGAGGCCGAGCTGGAGCGTCGTTTTGAATGCCAGTATCCCCACGGCTCATGGCACAGCGAAAATTTTACGCTGTTCCGGCATGAGCCTGGCAGCATCCGCCTTTGCTGGGCCTGCGATAACCTGCTGCGTGATCAGTACACAGAGACGCTGGCAGGCATTGCGCGTGAGAACCTGGTATCCTGGCTGATAACGGTCATCCGCTCACAGCTGGGGTTCAACGAAGACCATCAACTGACGATCCCGGAGTTTTGCTGGTGGCTGGTGATAAACAATCTGGCGCACGTCATCCCTGAATCGCTGGCCCGGAAAGCCCTGCGATTGCCGGAAATAAAGCATCAACCAGTGATGAAGGAGAGCGATATTGTGCCGGAGCCAGCGGCGAGCGAAGTGGTGCAGAAAAAGATTCTCGGTCTTCGCGTAGATCCTGAAACGCCGGAATCATTCATGCTGCGACCAAAGCGCCGCCGCTGGGTAAACGAGAGCTGGACGCGCTGGGTTAAGTCCCAGCAGTGTGTCTGCTGTAACAAACAAGCAGATGATCCCCATCACCTGATAGGCCACGGACAAGGTGGAATGGGAACAAAAGCGCATGACCTGTTTGTGTTGCCGCTTTGCAGAGCGCATCACGACGAGTTGCACGCTGACACCGTGGCATTTGAGGAGAAGCACGGCTCACAGCTGGAGCTGCTGTTTCGATTTCTGGATCGTTCGCTGGCAATTGGCGTGCTGGCATAGTGGAGAACGCATAATGATTAACCCGTCCGAGGTTGGAAAAGCTGGTGAAATGGTCAGGCTGAAAACGCTGGAGGCCATCTGGATTCAGGGGAAGCTGCGCATGTGGGGCCGCTGGTCCTACATCGGCGGCGGTAGTGGTGGAAATATGTTCAACCAGTTACTGGCCTCCGGGAAAGTTACCAAAACAGCCATCAACGAAGCATTACGCCGAATGAAGAAATCGGGTATCTCGAAGCCAGAACTAGAGGCGTTTTTTCGTGAAATACTCGCAGGGAAAAACAAAAGCGGCCTGGCTTTCTGCACAGACGATGAGGGACTGCTGATTGATAAGGTACTGGGGGCAGTCCTCATTACGGGTGGTCACAAAGAGCTATACCACCTGCTGGTGGAGCATTACCGGTTACGGAAGAGCAAACGCCGCATAGCGGAAGAGCTCTATGAAAAGCATCCCGACTGGTGCTTTATGACCTGTAGACGCAGAGTTGATACGTGGCTAAGTTTGGCAGAATCGATGCTGTACGCACCAATGTATGACACATTCGGCATAAATGGCGACAGATTTTACTTGCAAAGTGAGCCAGAAACTGCTTGAATTGTGATAGGCTCGGGACGTTAAAGCGAACTGAGCAGCAGAACCAAAAAAACCCGCTTAAAGGCGGGTTTTGTGCGAAAAATAGCCACTCCAAAATGGCCCATTAAAGCATGGTAAAATACGTGTTAACCCCACAAAGAGGAGTTAGACATGGCTATTACCCTGCATCATAAAGAAATCATGATTCTCATGACGGACCCCAACTTAAAAGTGCCGGTCCAACATACCAGCTTCCCTTTTGAGCATCCCTACAAAATTGATTCGGCTATAGAACAGCTATACCAACTGGGATACATTACAGCAGTGCAATCAAAAGCTGACTCTCATTGGATCGCCACTTCTATTACTTCAAAAGGCTTCTCCTTTCTTAAAGAGGAAGGATTAATTTAAAAGAAATTAAGCAACTGTTTTTATCCAACCTCGCTTCGGCGGGGTTTTTTCATTTCAGGCTCACGGGAATCATCTTCGATACGGCTCGTTGTTAAATCAGCACGATGGGCCTGACCCTTTTCAAACACACAGCACCCCGTTAACCCGGAGGTGAACCTATGGCAAAGCATATGCAAGACAAAGAGAGCATGGCCGGAATCACCTGGCTGGCTCTGCTGATCATTGCTGGTTGGGGCGGCCTTGTCCGATTCCTGATGGATGTGAAGCAGGGCAAAGCAAAATGGAGCTGGATAAATGCTTTTGCGCAGATTGTGGTTTCGGCTTTTACCGGGGTTATTGGTGGGCTCATCAGCATTGAAGGTGGCCTGAGTATTTACATGATACTGGCTACTGCCGGTATTAGTGGTGCTATGGGTTCCGTAGCGCTCACGTATTTCTGGGAACGAATCACCGGAGTGAAAGCACAATGACAGCAGACCAGATTATCGAGGGGATCCTCGGAAAAGAAGGTGGCTATGTTGATCACCCATCTGATAAAGGCGGGCCAACCCGCTGGGGCATCACACAGACCACAGCTCGTGCACATGGCTACACTGGTGATATGCGAAACCTGCCCAGGGAAACAGCAAAGCAAATCCTGCTGAGCGATTACTGGACCGGCCCCCGGTTCGACCAGGTGGCGAGTTTGTCTACGTTACTGGCAGATGAGCTTTGCGACACTGGCGTGAACATGGGGCCATCTGTCGCCAGTAAGTTTTTCCAGCGCTGGCTGACCGCAATGAATATGCGCGGAAAGCTGTATCCCGACCTTATCCCGGATGGCGCCATTGGTCCCAGAACTATCACCGCGCTTAAAGGATATCTTTCAGCCCGCGGGAAAGAGGGTGAACAGGTTCTGTTGCGCGCGCTGAACTGCAGCCAGGGTGCCAGATACCTCGAACTGGCGGAGGGCCGCGAAGCCAACGAGGATTTTCTCTACGGCTGGGTTAAGGAGCGCGTGCTATGAAGATGATCATTTTCGCTTTGCTCGTGGTGGTGGCTGTGCTCGTTCTGTTACTGCTGCGCAAATATACCCGGCTGGAGTTCGTTGCCCATGCCAGCCTGCTGCTGAAAACGTGGTCTGTAAAGCTGGGGACTATCGGTGCGCTGGTTGGCGTGTGGGCGCAGTCGTTCCCAGATGCTGCTCTGCACGCCTGGGCGGTGCTGCCGCCGGACATTAAAAACATCCTGCCGCCAAACATCGTGGCACTTATTAGCCCTGCGCTGGTGGTGCTGGCCGTGCTATCGCAATACGTGCGCCAGCCAGCATTGAAAGATAAGGCCGACGATCTGAAGGAGTCGCAGCAATGAGCTTCGAAATTATTGCTGGGCTGGTAGTCGTCATCCTTGGCGCTATCGCTGGCGCGTTCGGCATTGGTCATGCTCGCGGAACAAGCAAGGCAGAAGCCAAAGCCGAGCAGCAGCATACCGTAGAGAAAGCAGCCGCCAGTATTGCTGTGGCAGAACGTAAAGCAGAAGCCACGAAAGGGGCTAGCGATGTTGAAGAGAGCGTTAAGCGTATGGGTGATGATGATGTTGATCACGAGCTGCGTGAGCACTTCACCCGCCCCGGTAGTCGTTGATACGGCCTGCAACTGGGTACGGATCATCTACCTTACCGACCACGATATCGACGTGCTGGATCAGCAGACCAAGCGCGATATCCTGGCGCACGATAAGGCGGTTCAGGCTAATTGCAGGAAGGAATTAAGTAGTGAACGTTGAGAACCTAAGTAACGCGCATTACATCTATAATGAGATGAAAGAACTACAGCGGCAGAAAGGCATACTGGAAAGTGGTGCTGGGCTTGGCGTGACAATCCAGGCTACCTATCAGGATAATACCTTTCTTGAGGCTATACGCCCGCATGCAGTAGCTGAAATTGACCGCCGTATTGAGGAAAAGAAAGCCGTGCTGGTTAATTTTGGAGTTTCCATATCTTAGTGCGAGTCATAATAAGGCGGGTGGAAACCCGCCTAAAGCACTTAGAAACTGCGTGGAGCAGTTGAAAGAATGGAAGCCAGCTCTTCCTTCGATAAATCCCAGTCTCGATTTACAGCATCAATTTTCTTGAACTCATCAAGCATTGCGTTATATAGATGTTCTGTACGTGAATGAGTATTGGCGATGGGCTGCTGCTGTTCAGGGAAGCGATCAAATTTCTGATACGCCTCAATGATACTGAAGTAATCGCATTCATTATTACCATCGAAACCTGGGAGCTGAATTTCCCCATCATGTATTTTAAGATGGTGGTCACGGACTAATTCTTTTTGCTCTTCATCACTAAGTTTCCTGAAAGCCTTGGAAATTCCGCGGTACATATTCAATACAGCAGTAACAAAATCTCGGGCTTCTTTACTTGGTTCTCCAGCATCCAGAGATGAATATTCGGCCTTGAGAACCCAATCATTACCTGATGACACAGCATATTTAACAAGCTGTGGATCAATATCAGTTTCGATACCCAGGTGAATGGCAATGTCACATAACAGAATGGTATTGATTTTATCCTTAATATCCATGAGTTAACCCTCTAAAGTTAAAGATTAATATCTACACCTGTTGGCTCATGAAGTCTATTGATCTGGCTCACATCAGCAGCAAATCCATTCTATGGAGATACTCAATGTAGGTCACTTTTGATTTTTATAAAGGAGATACATGCCAGCACTAATCCCCCGCGCCTGTCGTAAGCATGGATGCCCTGGAACTACCACAGACCGCTCAGGCTACTGCGAGAAGCACCGAAACGAAGGCTGGCAACAGCATCAACAGGGAAAGAGTCGCCACGAGCGTGGCTACGGTAGCCAGTGGGATATCAGGCGTGCGCGCATCCTGAAACGCGACAACCATTTATGCCAGAACTGCCTTCGCAGCGGGCGAGCTGTCGCAGCAAAGACGGTTGACCACATCAAGGCCAAGGTTCATGGGGGGACCGATGACGATTCGAACCTCGAAAGCCTGTGCTGGCCCTGCCATCGAACGAAAACCGGGCGCGAACGCATCAAATGATATCGATTCTCATTTGATGCGAGGCAGATGGGGGGCGGGGTCAAATCCCTGACGGCAAAGGCCCAAAGGACCGCCGCCTCAGTCAATTTTTTATACCCGCGAAAAATGAAATTTAACCAGGAGTAACGCTTATGGCTGGAACGGCGGGGCGTTCCGGGCGTAGACCAAAGCCAACGGCGCGCAAGGAGCTGGCCGGAAACCCCGGCAAGCGAGCCCTGAATAAAGAAGAACCAGTATTCACCCCCATCAATGGCGTAGCACCTCCGGACTGGTTTGCCGAAGAGGAACTCCCGTTAGCATCCATCATGTGGGAGCTGACGACCAAAGAATTATGCGGACAGGGCTTGCTCTGCGTGACCGATCTTGCAGTACTGGAGCGCTGGTGCGTTGCCTATGAGTTCTGGCGCAGGGCGGTAAAAAATATTGCTGTTGATGGTTTATCCATCACTGGCGCAATGGGCGGGAAAATTAAAAACCCTGAACTTACGGCTAAAAAAGAACAGGAATCGGAAATGAGTTCTACCGGTTCAATGTTGGGTCTGGACCCCAGCAGCCGACAGCGCCTGGTCGGTCTGGCCGGGAAGAAAAAGAACGAAAACCCATTCCTGAAGATGATCACGCCATGAGCCGAAAAGCCTATCCAAACGTTAACGCTGCAAATCAGTACGCAAGGCATGTTGTCGCCGGAAAGATTCCGGCATGCCAGTATGTCATTGATGCCTGCCAGAGACATATCGACGATTTGTCAAAATCGCAGGGAAAGAAATTTCGATACCGCTTTGATAAAGACCTTGCTGAGCGTGCAGCGCGATTTATTCAGCTTCTTCCACATACAAAGGGAGAGTGGGCATTCAAACGAATGCCAATCACACTGGAGCCGTGGCAGCTTTTTATTGTTTGCTGCTCCTTCGGATGGGTCCATAAGGGGACCAGGCTGCGCCGATTCAGAGAGGTCTATACAGAAATCCCCAGGAAAAACGGGAAGTCAGCAATAAGCGCCGGTGTGGCGCTTTTTTGTTTCACCTGTGATGGTGAATTTGGTGCGGAGGTGTATTCCGGTGCAACCACTGAAAAGCAGGCATGGGAAGTATTTCGCCCTGCGCGGCTGATGTGCAAACGCACGCCACTACTCGTTGAAGCCTTTGGAATAGAGGTTAACGCCAAGAACCTTAGCCGTCCTGAAGATGGCGCCAGATTTGAACCGCTGATCGGTAATCCAGGTGACGGGCAGTCACCGCATTGCGCTATTGTTGATGAATATCACGAGCACGAAAGCGATGCGCTGTATACCACAATGATCACCGGCATGGGGGCCCGCAGACAGCCGATTATGTGGGCTATAACCACTGCTGGTTATAACATTGAGGGGCCTTGCTACGATAAGCGTCGTGAAGTTATCGAAATGCTGAACGGAACCGTGCCTAATGATGAGCTTTTTGGCGTCATTTACACCGTTGATGAGGGCGATGACTGGACTGATCCCGCTGTTCTTCACAAAGCCAATCCCAATATGGGGGTTTCGGTTTACTCTGATTTCCTCTTAAGCCAGCAAAGCAGGGCCAAAAATAATCCCCGCATGGCCGGGATATTCAAAACGAAACACCTGAATATCTGGGTCGCGGCACGTGCTGCTTATTTCAACCTGTTAAGCTGGCGAAAATGTGAGGATGAGACGCTCACCATTGAGCAGTTTGAAGGACAGCCCTGCATTCTGTCTTTTGACCTTGCGCGCAAGCTGGATATGAACTCTAAGGTTCGGCTATTTACCCGTGAAATAGATGGGAAACGGCATTATTACTGTATATCTCCGCGCTTCTATGTTCCGTATGACACCGTATACAGCAACGATGTTGACGATCACCGCACCGCTGAGCGTTACCGTAAATGGGTTGAAGCAGGATATATCACCGTGACTGATGGTGCGGAAATTGATTACCGAGTAATACTTGAAGATGCCAAGCGTGATAATCAGCAAACTCCTGTTGAACAAAGCCCAATTGACCCGCACGGTGCAACAAACCTTTCTCATCAGCTTGCTGATGAACAGCTCAACCCCATAACCATTATCCAGAACTACACCAACATGTCTGACCCGATGAAAGAGCTTGAGGCCGCTGTAGAGTCCGGTCGATTTCATCATGACGGTAATCCGATAATGACCTGGTGTATTTCAAATGTGGTGGGTAAGCACCTACCTGGAAATGATGATGTTGTTCGGCCAATTAAAGAGCAAAACGAAAATAAAATAGATGGGGCTGTTGCTCTGATTATGGCGATTGGACGGGCAATGCTATTTGAAAAGGAAGAAACCCTTTCAAATCATCTCGAAAGCTATGGCGTGCGCTCACTTTAAGAGGCAATTATGATCCTGATGATACTCGCGCCACTTGTTGGTGTGCTGGGGGCTATTCTGCTCTCATTCGGTGCCTGGGTTATTTACCCCCCTGCTGGCTACATTACTGGCGGTATTCTGTGCCTGCTCTGGTCATGGCTTGTATCCCGCTCCCTTTCCGGTAACTGGAAAATTGAATCCGGGGAGGGTGGCTAATGTTTTTCCCCGGAATGTTTACGAAAAGCACCGCATCGGTCACGACGCCAGCGGAACTGGCGGAAGCTGTAGGGATGACTTACGACACCTACACTGGAAAGCGCGTTAGCAGCCAGAAAGCGATGCGACTTACAGCAGTCTTTGGTTGCATAAGAGTTCTGGCTGAGTCTATGGGGATGCTCCCCTGCAACCTGTACAAAATCACTGGTAACAGCAAGCAAAAAGCGACCTCTGAAAGGCTGCATAAATTACTGACCATGAAGCCAAATGACTATATGACCCCCCAGGAGTTCTGGGAGCTGGTCATTGTGTGTCTTTGCCTACGCGGTAATTTTTATGCCTACAAGGTCAAAGCGCTGGGTGAGGTGGTCGAGCTTTTACCCATTGATCCGGGCTGCGTTGACCCTAAGCTTAACAGTCAGTGGCAACCGGTATATCAGGTCACGTTCCCTGATGGTTCTACGGATGTGCTGGGTCAGGATGATATCTGGCACGTCAGGACGTTGACCTTTGACGGGCTGGTGGGCCTGAACCCAATCGCATACGCAAGGGAGGCCATTTCTTTGGGTATGGCGACAGAAGAACACGGCGCCCGATTGTTCGCAAATGGTGCGGTCACTTCTGGCGTTCTTCGTACTGAGCAAACGCTGACTGATGCAGCCTATGAACGGCTGAGAAAAGATTTTGAGGATCGCCACCTTGGGCTCAGCAATGCGCATCGTCCGATGATTCTTGAAATGGGCCTTGACTGGAAGTCGATGGGACTCAACGCCGAAGACAGCCAGTTTCTTGAGACCAGAAAATTTCAGCTGGAGGAAGTCTGCCGCCTGTATAGGGTGCCGATGCATATGGTGCAGAACACTGACCGCGCCACCTTCAACAATATTGAAAACCTTGGCATTGGCTTCATCAACTATTCACTCGTTCCGTACATGACCCGTATTGAGCAGCGAATCAACGTAGGGCTGGTGAAGGAATCGAAGCAGGGCACCTATTATGCCAAGTTTAATGCCGGTGCTTTGCTGCGTGGGGATATGAAATCAAGATTTGAATCGTATTCAACCGGTATTAACTGGGGTATTTACTCACCAAATGACTGCCGTGAACTGGAAGATATGAACCCACGCTCTGGCGGTGACGTTTATCTGACGCCGATGAATATGACGACCAAGCCGTCTGACAGCAATAAGAGCAAAACAACCGAGGAACAACATGATGCCGATGACTAAACAGCGGCTGGATATTCCGCTGAAGCTAAAGTCTGTCAGCGACAGCGGGGAATTTGAAGGCTATGGCTCTGTGTTTGGCGTTAAGGACAGTTACGACGATGTAGTTGTTCCCGGCGCTTTCAGTAAATCGCTTCAGTCATGGCGGGAGAAAAACGCGCTGCCAGCTATGCTCTGGCAGCATCAGATGGATGAACCTATCGGTGTTTATACCGAAATGAAAGAGGATGACGTCGGATTATATGTCAAAGGCCGGTTACTCATTGATGATGATCCTCTTTCAAAGCGAGCGCATGCCCACATGAAGGCCGGTTCTTTAACCGGCCTTTCTATTGGTTACATGCTCAAAGACTGGGAATACGACCGCGAGAAAGGCGTGTTTCTCCTCAAGGAGATCGACCTTTGGGAGGTCAGCCCCGTAACGTTTCCGTCGAATGACGAGGCGCGGGTCAGCGATGTTAAAAGCGCGTTTGCCCGTGGCGAAACACCATCCCAGAAAAGTATTGAACGGGTCCTGCGCGATGTTGGGCTCTCCCGCACCCAGGCCAAAGCATTCATGGCCGGGGGCTATGGCAACCTCTCTCAGCGTGACGCTGATGGTGTGGATGCCGCACTGGATGCACTGAAAAACATCAAATTTTAATCAGGAGTTGAATTATGGCAGTCGAAATTAAAGACGTTGAGCAGGTCGCGCAGGATTTGCAGCAAAAATTCGATGATTTTAAAGCGAAAAATGATAAGCGCATTGACGCTATCGAAGCTGAAAAAGGCAAGCTGGCCGGAGAAGTTGAAACACTTAACGGCAAGCTGACCGAGCTGGATCAGCTTAAAACCGCGCTGGAGGATGAGCTTAAACAGGTTAAACGTCCAGCTGGTGGCACTCAAAGCAAGGCCGCAACCGAGCACAAAACCGCTTTCATCGACTTTATGCGCAAGGGTAAGGATGACGGACTGCGTGATCTGGAGCGTAAAGCCCTGCAGGTTGGCGTAGATGAAGACGGCGGATATGCTGTCCCGGAAGAGCTGGACCGCACCATTCTTAATCTTCTGAAAGATGAAGTAGTGATGCGCCAGGAGGCCACAACTATCACTGTTGGCGGTGCCAACTATAAAAAGCTGGTTAACCTTGGCGGCACCGCTTCCGGCTGGGTCGGTGAAACCGATCCCCGTCCGGCTACTGATGCGTCTAAACTCGGTCAGATTGAACCGTTCATGGGTGAAATCTACGGAAACCCTCAGGCAACCCAAACGATGCTGGATGATGCCTTCTTCAATGTAGAGGACTGGATCAACAGCGAACTGGCGGTTGAGTTCTCCGAACAGGAAGAAATCGCTTTCACCAGCGGCAACGGTACGAAAAAACCGAAAGGCTTTCTGGCCTACGCCTCCACTCTGGAGGACGATAAAACCCGTGCCTTTGGCACGCTGCAGCACATTCTTTCCGGTGCGGCGGCTGGTGTGACTGCCGATGCGATTATCAAACTGGTCTACACCCTGCGCAAGGTGCACCGCAACGGTGCTAAGTTCATGATGAACAACAACAGCCTGTTTGCCGTTCGCATTCTGAAGGACTCCGAGGGTAACTATCTCTGGCGTCCGGGCCTTGAGCTGGGCCAACCCTCCTCTCTGGTAGGATATGGTGTTGCTGAGAATGAGCAAATGCCGGATATCGCAGCAGATGCGAAAGCCATTGCGTTCGGTAACTTTAAACGTGGCTATACCATCGTTGATCGCATTGGTACCCGCATCCTCCGCGACCCGTATACCAACAAACCATTCGTTGGTTTCTACACCACCAAACGTACCGGCGGAATGCTGGCCGATTCTCAGGCCATCAAACTGCTGCAGATCGGTGCTGGCGCATAATCTGATGGGGCTTCGGCCCCATTCTTGTGGAGGTCATTATGCTGCTGAAAAAAGACCTGAAATGGTCACCTGATGGCATTCAGATCATAAACATTCCCGCCGGTGAATATGAGGCTGGATCACTTCCTGAGCGCGCTCTTGAGGTTGCTGCTCAAATGGGGATTCTTGACGGCACTGAACAACCGGAAACTGAAACAACTGTTAAGCCTAAAGTCGGTAATAAGCGGGGTGAAGGCAAATGAAGCCCTCTGTAAATGAGCTTCGTTACCAGTGCCGTATCGACAGCGATGACGATACAGAGGATATGATGTTAACTCTCTACCTCAATGCCTCTTTGAAGCACGCTGAAAAAATCACAAATTGCCGTCTTTATGATAACGCTGTTCCAGACGACGACCCTGACGGGTTGGTAATCGAGGACGATATCAAACTGGCCCTGATGCTGTTGGTTTCGCACTGGTATGAAAACCGGGAGCCTGTTAGTAGCGACAGCGTTAATACTATTCCGTTCGGCGTTAAATCAATTCTGGAACAGCATCGAAAAATTCCTGGGACGTAGGGGGACTTATGCAGGCAGGGCGATTACGGCACCGGGTCACCATTCAAAACTTCACAACCTCCAGAACGCCTTCAGGTCAGCCGGTTGAAAAATGGGAAGATGGGAAAACCATCTGGGCCGAGGTTAAGGGTATAAGCGGTCGTGAACTTTTAGCCGCTGGCGCTGAGCGTGCCGATGCCACCATTCGAGTCTGGGTGCGTTTTCATACAGATATCTCAGCTTCTTCCCGCCTGAAAGTACGCACCGGCCCGTTTAAAGGTACCGTTCTTAACGTTACCGGCCCTCCGGTTCCGGATATCAAAGGTACCCGGCTGGAAATTCTCTGCAAACAGGGGACCGAAAAATGATTGATGTGAATCTGGATTTTTCCGGGTTGCAGGATATTGCCCGCGATCTGCAAACGCTCAGCAAGGCCGAAAATAATAAAGTTCTCCGGGATTCGACCCGTGCTGGTGCCGAATTGCTCCGCGAGGAGGTGATTGATCGCGCTCCTGAGAAATCCGGAAAACTGAAGAAAAACGTTGTTGTCGTCACCCAGAAAAGTCGCCGTCGCGGTGAAATTTCATCTGGGGTGCATATTCGTGGCGTTAACCCGCGAACGGGGAACAGCGACAATACAATGAAGGCCAGCAACAAGCGGAATGCGTTTTACTGGCGCTTCGTGGAGTTGGGAACATCTACAGCGCCTGCACATCCGTTTGTTCGCCCAGCTTTTGATACCCGCATGGAAGAAGCTACGCAGGTGGCGATGCAGCGGATGAATCAGGCTATCGATGAGGTGTTATCAAAATGACAGAGGATGATCTCTATGACCTGCTGTCGACGCTGGCAGACGGGCGGGTTTATCCGTATGTGGTGCCGCTAGGCAGCGACGGACTTCCTGCAGTTTCCACTCCCTATGTCATTTTCTCGATACCGACTGATGTTGCCGGGGATGTTTTCTGCGGCCAGGCAGAGTCGACACTGCGCATTCAGGTTGATGTATGGGCTGAAACGAATGACGAAGCCAGAGCGTTACGCCTGGACGCCCTGGCTCGCCTGCAGGTTCTTTCACCTGTCGAAGTGACAAAAATTCCTGGCTACGACACGACAACCCATCTTCATCGGGCAACCCTCGAAATAACGGTCATTGCCTGACAAAAACCAATCCAATCCGACCGCCGCTGGCGGTTTTTTCATTTATGGAGGCTGCGATGTCAGCACTATTTGAACGTGCCCAAAAAACGGTAGTAATGATTACCTCTGTGCCGGTCACTGCGGCAGAGCTGGATACGGCAACCTGGTTAAACCTGAGTTGCACTATCAAACAGGCCAGCTTTACCGCTGGTCAGAAAAACGATATTGACGTGACAGTGCTGTGTTCGGATGAAACGGAAAATATCAACGGCCTTCCTGCTCCGTCTGAAATGTCACTTTCCGGTAACTTCTACCGCAACCCGGCGCAGGATGCACTTCGTGAAGCATATGATAACGACGGGGTTTATGGGTTTAAGGTTATTTTCCCGTCTGGTAATGGATTCCTGATGCGCGCTGAGGTACGTCAGCACACCTGGGATTCTCAAACCAATGGCGTGGTTGCTGCAACGTTCTCGCTGCGTCTGAAAGGTAAACCCACCAATATTAACGCCCCAGGAGTTCTGTCGTTTGCTACTGACCTTCCGGCGTCTCAAACGGTCGCGGCAGGAAGCGCCCTGACTATGGGCGTAGTCGTCCAGGGCGGTACGGCACCTTATACCTACGTCTGGAAAAAGGGCACCTCGACGGTCAGCGGCCAGACCAGCGCAACGTTTACGAAAGCCAGCGCTGTATCTGGTGATGCCGGGGTTTATTCCTGCGTGGTTACTGATGCCGATGGCACTGTGATCACCTCTTCTGATTGCACCGTCACCGTCAATTAACGGAGCGCCGGGCGACCGGCGATAAACTTAATGTCAAAACCGAGTCTTAAAGCACTGGCACTTGCACCGATGGCGGGCTTTCGTAAAAAAGAAGTCTCCGTTCCGGAGTGGGATAACGCCAAAGTCATCATTCGTGAGCCATCAGCAGAAGCCTGGATTCGCTGGCAGAGCATTACCAGCCCGGAACCACCCAAACTACCGGAAGGGCAGGATCCCCAGGAGGCACCAGAACTGACCCCTTCAGAACGAGCCTTCCGCACGATGCGGGCCGACGTCACGCTTTTCATCGATATTTTGCTTGATACCGACCTGCAGCCCGTCTTTACCGTCGATGACACCGAACAGGTTGAAGCGATCTATGGCCCTGTGCATTCCCGGCTTTTGAAGCAGGCACTTGATCTCATTCGTGACGCGGATGATGCTAAAGCAAAGTAAAAATGCCTGGCATGCAGTTCCTGATGGCGCTGGCGCTCCGGATGGGCCGCACGCTGGGCGAACTGCGACAAACCATGACGGTTGGCGAATTCAGGATGTGGGCTGAGTACGACCGTATCAGCCCAATCGGCGATATTCGCGGCGATATCCTCAATGCTCAGCTGGTATCTGCGGTTTACGGAGCGCAGGGCGGTAAAATCACTATTGAAGACGCACAGATTCAGTGGAGCGCAGAAGAGGACGAGGCAAGCGACAGCAGCGATCCCTTTGCAGGCTTAGAAGCCGCTTTGCTCGCGGCTTCTCAGTGACAATACATACGCGACGGTTTAGGATTCCCTATCGCCAATGAAAAGGGGAATTTTGTGAAAAAATTATTATTAGGTTTTATTTTTATCACATCAGCAGCTAGTGCAACGCAAATTCTTGAACCACAAGAACTGCAAAAGCTAACAAATACCATTTGTTCTCAGCACTCAGATCCATCTCTGTGCGTGAAAGCTTTTTATAAAGTTATATCATACACCAAAGAGAATGATGATTACTTTTATTACTGTCAAAAATCTAAAGATTCAGGAATGTCAACAGATAAAGAGTTATGCAATCAATCTAAAATTCTGAGGGATTTCATTGACCAGAATGCAAACTAGATTGTTTGATTATAAAAAATAACCTGCTTCGGCAGGTTTTTTATTTTAAAGAGGTAGTAAATGGCAACCCTGCGTGAACTTATCATTAAGGTTTCAGCAAACTCTCAATCATTTCAGACTGAGATCGCCCGCGCTTCACGCATGGGACAAGACTATTATAAAACCATGCAAAATGGTGGGCGTCAGGCAGCTGCGGCTGCGAAAGAAAGTCAAAAAGCTCTTTCCGAGTTAACCGATGGATTTGCTTCTGCTGGTCGAGCAGCTACGGCTGCGGCTGCAGCATTTGCTACAGGAAAACTGGTTCAGATTGCTGATCAATGGAACTCAGTGAATGCGCGTCTTAAACAAGCCTCAGTGTCTACGAATGATTTTACTTTATCTCAGACCCGATTAATGGCGATTAGCCAGAGTACGGGCACTGCTTTTACTGATAACGCTAATTTATTTTCACGCGCGGCAGCATCAATGCGTGAATTTGGCTACAGCTCAGATGAAGTGCTCAAAATCACCGAAGCGGTATCAACAGGACTTAAACTATCTGGTGCAAGCACAGAAGAAGCCGGTTCTGTTATTACCCAGTTCAGTCAGGCCCTTGCTCAAGGTGTTTTGCGTGGTGAAGAGTTTAACGCGGTTAACGAATCTGGTGATCGTGTCATCCGCGCCCTGGCTGCTGGTATGGGTGTTGCTCGAAAAGACCTTAAAGCAATGGCTGATCAGGGGCAACTTACCATTGATAAAGTCGTACCAGCTTTGATCAGTCAATTAGGTGTATTACAGGGGGAGTTTTCCTCGTTGCCACCAACAGTTTCTGGATCAATGCAAAAAGTCACTAACTCTTTTATGGCATGGGTTGGTGGGGTGAACCAGGCAACTGGCGCGACAGATGCACTTTCTGGCGGTCTTGATGGGCTGGCAGGTACGCTGGATTCTCTTACATCTTCCGCTGTCAGCGGGGCCCTCAGTGACGTAGCAGATAATATGTCACTAATTACCACTGCTGCTGGTGGTTTGGTTGGGATCGGATTAGCCCGGTATCTTGGTGGGATTGTTACCAGCGCAAGCAGTGCTACTGGCGCACTTATTTCAGCGGCAAAATCTGAGGTAGCCCTTGCAGTCGCTCAAGAAAAAGCAGCGCAATCTTCTGTTGCCGCTTCCCGCGCCGCTGTTTATCGTGCCCAGCAAGCTCTTCAGAGTGCTAAAAGTGCAGATGTTCAGGCGGCACAACAGGAGAGGGTTGCGGCCGCAGAAGCCAAGGTTACTGCTGCGCAAGGTCGATTGACTACTGCCCTCGCCACCGGGACAGCTACAGAAAAAGTACGAGCACGAACAGCTCTGGAGCGGGCTCAGGCCGGGCTTGTAGCTGCAAAAAATGCCGATGCACAGGCTATTGCAGAAAGAAAACTTGCTGCAGCGCAAGCGGCGCTTAGTCGTAATATTTCAGGTAGGGTTTCTGCTCAAAATAATCTTAACAGCGTTACCTCTGTCGGCACCCGGTTGATGAGCGGGGCTCTTGGGCTGGTTGGTGGTATACCCGGGTTAGTTATGCTGGGTGCGGGCGCATGGTACGCTATGTACCAAAGCCAGGAACAAGCAAGAAAATCAGCTCAGGAATATGCCAGCCAAATAGATCAGATCAGAGAAAAAACCTCCTCAATGACCCTACCTGAGGTCGATAGTAATCGAAGATTAACGGTTGAGGCGATGCAGGAGCAAAAACGCCTAATCGAAGACCAAGAACAAAGTGTAAAAAAACTTAACGGACAAATAAATGATTTAAATGAAAGTAGAAGCAAACCAGGTATAACTCAAGAAAATGATTTAAATATTACAAAAGCTATTGCAATTTTGACCGAGCAGGTTGTCGTAGAAGAAGACAAGCTTCGTCAGATGCGAGAAAAATCCAGTGATATATTAAAGGCACTTGAGGAGAATGAAAGAAGAAGAAATGATCTTATAAAAGAAAGAGCATGGCGGCAAAATGCAGAATACCAGAGTCTAATATTGATGACTGGTAAGTATTCCGAAGTTAACCGTTTACTTGGATTAGGAAACCAGCTTTTAATGGAACGGCAGGGCTTGGTTAATGTTCCAATGCGAATGCCTCAGGCTGATTTAACATCACAGCAAGCCAATGCTCTGGAAAAAAGCCGTCAGGACCTTGAACTATCAAAGCTTAAAGGAGAAGCAAGGGAGAGAGCACGGTTAGGTTATGCCGCTGACGAATTGGGGCTTAAGGATGAACCTCAGTTTAAAACTAACCGCGATCTGTTTATTAATCAGGGGTTGGCGAAATGGCAAAACGATGAATCCAATAAACCCACCCGGAAAGCGCCAAAAAGCGAAGAGGTTAAAGCGGCTGAAAAGACAGAAGACGTTTACAAGCGCCTTATTAAACAGCAGCAGGAACAAATTGCCCTAGGAAGCCAGAATACCGAACTGGCTAAAATGAAATATCAGGTTACGCAGGGGGAGCTAGCCTCTCTTGAGCAAGCCAAAAAAGAAATAATCCTGCAAAATGCTGCACTAATCGATCAGAAAAACATTGCTGAACAGTTGCAAACGTTCCGTGATGGGCTGGCTGACAGTAATGCCGCTGCGCGTGACCGGGGGAATATAGATTTTCTTGGCGCCGGGATGGGAGATAAAGCCCGCGACCGCATGAAGGAAATGGCGGATATTCGCACTGACTTCCGTAAGCAGCAGGATGAGCTTCAGCGTGACTTTAACAAGAAGCAAATTTCTGAAGACCAGTACAAACAGCAAACGGAAGCGCTGCAGGCGGCGCTTGCTGAACGGCTCCAGGTTCAGGAAGACTACTACAAGAAAACCGATGAACAGCAGTCAGACTGGCGGGCGGGGATCAGCGATTCACTGATGAACTACGCCGATCAGGCTGCTGACCTGAGTTCAATGTCAGCGACGGCGACCAGCGAGATTCTGAATAATGTCACAAACTCGATCTCCACCAATATGACAGACCTTCTTACTGGGGCAACCAGCTTTAAAGACGGTATGTCGAACATTTTTATGTCTCTTGGAGAAACAGTGATTAAGACGCTGATCCAGATGGCAACACAGGCGTTAATCACCAAAGCGATTATGGCGTCGTTCGGCGGTGGTGCTGGTGGGATGTTCGGTAGTCTTTTTGGTGGAGCAAGTGGAGCAGCAAGTAGTGGAACTGCGCTGCAAAGCTTCGGATCGTCTTTTGCCTTTAATGCCCTCGGTGGTGTCTACGATTCGCCTTCACTTTCCGCATACAGCGGCGGGGTATACAGCACTCCCCAATATTTTGCCTTTGCGAAAGGCGCGGGCGTGTTCGGTGAAGCTGGCCCGGAAGCGATTATGCCCCTGACCCGTGGCGCTGATGGTTCGCTGGGGGTTCGTGCGGTTGGACGTGAGTCACCGGCAGTCCAGGATGCTGCAAGGCAGATTGAGGCGCAACCACGAATCGCGGTCAGTGTTGATGCCCGTAGCACGTTTAGCGGGCAACCTGACGACGCAACAATGCTGGCAGTAGATCGCAGGAATGCTGCACTGGAACGACGCATCATCAACACACTCACTGCTGAAGTAAATAACCCCCAGAAGAAATTCGGACGCGCCATCTACTCCAATCTACAGCCCAAAAAACCACGCTAGACTGCCCGGAGGGAAAGTTAATGGCGGATATTATCTATCCGGATGAGTACCTGCCCATGCCTCTTATGGACGGGTACGGTTTTAAGCCCATCTCACCTTTACTGCGAACGGAAATGACGTCCGGTCGAGCAAGGCAAAGGCGGCGATACACCTCAACACCCACCCAGGCCTCGGTTAAATGGATTTTTAAAACTGATGGGTTGGCACAGGTATTTGAGGCTTTTTTCCGGGATGTGTTGAAAGATGGACAGTCCTGGTTTTATTTGAGATTACAGACCCCCATCGGTGTAAAGCCCTATAAAGCCCGTTTCGTTGATATATACGAAGGACCGACTCTGGTAGCGCCAAAATACTGGCAGTACAGCGCAACGCTGGAGTTATGGGAGCGTCCGTTACCGCCTGCAGGATGGGGGAATTACCCGGAATGGCTGGCTGGTCAGTCGTTACTGGATATTGCGCTAAACAGAGAGTGGCCTGAGCATGACAATTCTTGAGCAACTTTATGCAAGCAGCGGCTCTGAAGTCATTCACGACACGCTGCAGATCACGGCAGGTGATCAGAACTACTGTCTTACCCGCGGGTGGGACAATATTACTGTCTCGTTAGAAGACGGGCAGCAGGTAACGTTTGAAGGGTGTGCTATCGATATAGCATTGCCTGCCAGGAATGCCGACGGAACGCAAGATCTGAAATTTTCCATCAGTAACATCGATGGTGTCGTATCCGATGCGATTGACAGAATTCTGGACGAAATGAAATCGGCAACACTGACTTTTCGGCGGTACATCTCCTCTGATTTATCTGCGCCGGCGGCATCGCCTTACACCCTTGATGTGAAATCCGGATCGTGGACGGCAACTGCGGTGCAGGTAACTGCCGGATATATGAACATCCTTAAAACGGCCTGGCCGCGTAATCGTTATAACCTGGCTGAACATCCCGGTCTTCGTTACATGTCTTCCTGAGGTATTCACATGTTCCATTCTGATAAATACCTTTCGGTCAAATGGCTGAAGGGCGGGCGCGTTTATCCTGAGCTCGACTGTTTCGGCATTATCAATGAAATCCGCGGCGATCTCCTTCTCCCGCTATGGCCGGATTTTTCCGGCGTGACGAAAGATGAGGGAGGGCTCGATCGTGAGGCCAGGAAGTTTATGAAATCCCTCACACGCTGCGAGCCTTGTGTCGGGGCCGGGGTAGCTTGTTATTCAGGATCAACCGTGACGCATGTTGGTATCGTAGTTTTGCTGGACGGCCAGTTGCAGGTTGCCGAATGTAATCCGGGAACCAATGTCACCTTTCTACCTCTTCCGCGATTTGTCCGTCGGTTTAACCGTGTGGAGTTCTGGCAATGACGATAAGAATTTACCCGTCCCGGCTTCCCGGTGAACCTCTCGAAACTCATGAGCACGGCAATATTACGCTGCATCAATGGATGGTCAGAAATGTTCCTGGGTACAGCCAGGACAGATCGCACCCAGTTGCCGTTGAATTAAATGGCCGTACACTTCCTCCCGATGAGTGGCCGCTTTGCCAGTTGAGCCCTGACAGTGATGTCAGAATTTATCCTGTTCCCTACGGAACGGGGCTGGAAATTGCTGTCTGGGTTTCTGTTGCGATTTCAGCTGCCTCCGCTGCCTATTCATTATTCTTTGGGCCGAAACTCGATATTGGGGGTTATTCATCGGGTAGTGGTCGTTCGCTGGAGCTAAACCCTGCAAAAGCTAATACAGCGAAACTTGGAGACCCGATACGTGAGGTGTTTGGTCGATGCCGCATCTATCCTGATTATCTGGTGCAGCCGGTTACCCGTTTTGACCCTGATGATCCAACGCGAATGACGGTCGAAATGTTTCTTTGCGTCGGGCAGGGGAGATTTTCGTTTACGGGAGGAGATAAACGGATTGGAGAAACCCCGGCAGCCTCGCTGGGTGATGGTTTCAGCGATAAGGTGTACCAGCCAGGAGAGGACGTATCTTCTGATCCGCGAAGTGAAAACTGGTTCAACTCGACAGAAGTCGGCGGAACATCAAGCGGAACAGGGCTGGATATGGCCCAGACCTCACCTGATTCCGACGATATTATCGCTGACAGCATGACGGTTTCTGGTGCATCTGTAACATTTACAGGTCTTGATACGGATGATGGCGACGATGACGACGAGGATGATAATTCTCTCCCGGACAGCTGGGTAACGGGGGCCATAGTTGAAATTAAGGCGCCGACGAATTATCTGATCTCCGCTTCTTCTGGTTACAGTGTCTTTGCCAGCTCGTTGCTTACCGAACTTGCTCCTGTAGCGGGTATGCCGGTGACGCTGAGTTTCAACAGTGTCGATTATGACCTCGTCATTGCGTCCTATACCCCGGGTCAGGAGGCGGTGCCTGGCGAGGGTGGCAGCGCGGCAAAAATTCAGGCCAGTGCCGCTCCTGTTACCTACGACTTTTCAACCAGCTCTAGCACTTTCATGATCACATGGCAGGGTACTACCTATACGGTGTCGCTGGTAGCGAACTACATCTCGATGTCTGGACTGCTGGCAGCCATCACCGAGGGGCTCACTGGCTCCGGTCTGGTCGCGCGGGACAACGGCGGTACCGTACTGATAGCCGAGGCGGCCAGTCCGTTCGTTGGTGGGGCAATCACATCCTCCTCGCTGCCTGCAGCCGTTTTCGGTGATGCCCCGGTTTACACCTCCGGTACGGCATCAACCGGCGGCAGCCCGGCGGTAACGGCAAACGTGACGCTTGCGTATAACAGCACTACGGGAACGGCTTTCTCCGGCATGCCGGAGGGGGTGCAACGGCTTTCACTTGCTCACCGTGGCAACGAATACCAGATCGTCTCGTCAGACGGCACAACGGCGACAGTGGCGCGCCTGGTTTCCGGTGCCGTTGATGAGTCATGGCCGGGATTCATCGCCAGGACGATGATCGACTATGAGGCCACCGGACTCAATGACACGCTGAGCTGGCTGGGGCCTTTCCTCGTATGCCCTGAGAATGAAGTGGTGGATGCATTCGAGGTGAATTTCTCCTTCCCGAACGGCATCTGTGGCTTCGACAGTAAGGGGAAAAAGCGGCTCCGGCATGTTGAGTGGGAGATTCAGTATCGCGTCTACGGTTCCGGATCGGGGTGGGTGAGTCACCAGGGAGAGTACGCGCTTAAAAACATCAACGGGTTAGGTTTCACTGAGCGGATCACCCTCAGTTCTCCGGGGCTGGTGGAAGTTCGCTGTCGTCGACGCAATGAGCAGGGCAGTAATAACGCGCGCGACAATATGTACTGGCAGGCTTTGAGAGGGAGGCTTCTGGCAAGACCGGTATCCTACTCAGGTGTAACAACCTGGGCAATTACCGTTGAAACCGGAGGGAAGCTGGCGGCACAGTCTGACAGGCGCGTCAGCGTGGTCGCTACCCGTGAATATGAGGGGGGAGGTAACAGAACTATAAGCGGCGCATTCCGTCATGTGGCAAATAGTCTTGGATTTAATGCTAATCAGCTCGACACCTCTGCAATAAATGCTCTTGAAACTGCCTGGTGGACGCCGAGGGGAGAATATTTTGACTATGAGGCAAGCAGCGACAGTGCTTCAGCGAAAGATATTTTCGACAAAATCACCGAAGCAGGCATGAGCTATTTTTTGCTATCAGATGGGCTCTTATCTGCCGGGCGCGAAGGTATCAAAACCTGGACCGGGATCATCACTCCCCAGGATACGGTAGAGGAAATGCAGACATCATTCAGGGCCCCTTCTGATGATGACTATGACGGTGTTGACGTCACATATATCAATCCGGTTACCTGGGCAGAAGAAATCGTTCAGTGTCGGACTGCTGATAATCCTGTGCCACGCAAAGTGGAGTCGTACTCTCTGGGCATTGTAATGACTGCAGATCGTGCTTACCGGATAGGTATGCGCAGGCTCATGAAATATCTGCACCAGCGCAGGACCTATGAATGCACAACTGAGCTTCTTGGCTGGTGCTATCAGTTTGGCGATCACATCATTCTTTCTGATGATATTCCGACGGGTAAAACAATCAGCTGTCTGATTGAACGCGTGACATTTGATGATGAAGTTATCACGTTAACAGTCACTGAGATTCTTGACTGGAGCTATGCTAATCCTCGCTGCTGGATTCAGTTTCAGGGGGGACGGCCGTCGACTCGTTTGCTAACGCCGACACGTGTCGATGACTTCACCCTTACTATACCGTTCAACGACGACCTACACCCGGAAGACTGGATAATGGATGATCCGGATGTTGAATTACCTCGCCTGTTGTTTTGTGACAGTGAGAAGGGGGCGCGGCACGGTATCGTTCAGGAAATTGTCCCGTCTGATGACTGTACTTGCCAGGTCACAGCCCCGGAATATAAAGAAATCTTTTACGCATACGACGACGCTACATACCCTGGCGACGTAGCTTAGCAATTTCAAAAAAATCAATTCACCCGCTTCGGCGGGTTTTTTCATTTTTGGAGCACAATGTATGGCCAACATCGAAAAACTTGGCTCGTCATCACCAGAGGTATTGCTTAAGAATGCAACTAACCTCGATAAGTTAGTCAATGGCCGGGAATCGGAATCATTACCTGATCGCTTTGGCGTACTGCGCAAAACCTGGCACGGCATGGAGATGATCTTCAGCCGCTTTATAGACTACATCACTGGTCGCGGCGAGCAGGCAGTTGCAGCTATCGGCTGGCAGGAGCTTGGCAACTGGGCTGTTGGTCTGGCTGTAGATAATCGCCAGCAAATCGTCTACTACAATGGCTCCTGGTACAAATACCTTGGTGAGCTTGAGCACGTCATTGCCGGGGATTCTCCTGAGAACGATGGCGGTGTGTGGTCGGCTGCTAACCCCACGGGGAAATGGTCGAACATCGGTGACGCGGCCCTTCGCTCAAACCTGGGTTCAGACGAAGGCGCCGATTTAGTCTCATGGAAAAAAAAGTACAGAGGTGCCGTACGTCGTCCCATAGCCGAAATGTTGGACGAAATCATCTCCCCCTGGGACTTCAACTGCAAACCTGATGCAGTCTTTGACCCGGTAACACAACGTCTGATAGACGGCACAGATAACACCGCTAACCTGCAGCGAATGTTCTCTGAGGCGCATTATCATGGGGTAGATATTATTCTCCCTTTTAGTGGGAAATTTGCCAGCAGGTCCCTTTATTTACATTATGACCCTGTAAAAAATCCAGACTGGACCGACCGCCCTGGCCGCCTGACAATTCGAGGCAGTGTGCTTGGACATGCAACCGGAGATGTGGAGCGTCAGGGGTCTGCGATTTTCCATATCCCCGGAGAAAACTCGCCGTTAATATCAATGATTGGAGAATTCAGTATTTCCAACCCGGCAGCAATGGGCGGGTATTTTGAACTGTCTTCATTGAATTTAATCGGCAGCCAGGACAGCTCAGATGTTCTTTTATTGCAGGGCAGTCAGGGAGCGATGAAGCTGGAAAGATACGATGTAAAGGTGCTCAATCCGGCGGGCAACGGAATAACAGAAGCCACTACATGGGAAACCATGCATATTCTTGGCCTTATCCGTGGTCCTGCTACAGGAGATGGTTCGTGTACTGGAATCGGTCTGAATATTAAATCTGACGACACTATTGGTCAGATTAATATGAAACAGTACCTGAATGTCAACGTGATGAAGATGGGGTATGGTATCCGCGCCGGGCGTCGTGAAAAAGCTAACGGGACTTTAGGACCTTTAGTTTTTACTGGCGGACAAACTTCTGGCGCAGACCACTACGGAATGTGGCTGGATGGCGGGGTAATTTCTTTCAGTTGTACCGGCATGCAGCATGAGGGTAGTAGAAAAAACGGGCTCAGAATAGATAATATTCTGGAAGATGGTGGCGTGAGCACTGACCTGGCTCGCACTATTAATTTTAAGCAGAACTACTTTACTGGCTGTGGGTCTGTTGATGACCACTCTCCAGACAGTTACGGTGTTTATATTGCAAATGGTGATGGAATTGAACTGGATACACCGACGTTTAACCTGTCCCGTAATGGTATTGGATTTGATGCACAAAATGTCGATAACCTGTTAATTCGTCGTCCGCATTTCCGCACGGTTAGTGACTACGGCAAAGCGCAGGGCTTTGGTATTCGTTCTTTTTCAGACGGCGTCCCTTCAAAACGCCAGTATCTTGAGCATCCGGTTTTTAACCAGGCACATGCCACGCAGATTGATGATAAAGCCCGTGAAATATTTGGTCGCGGAGCGGCAGGAGGTCGAATCTCATTTTCGACAAACACACCGACGCCGAGCATTATTCACGGCTCAGGCTCAGGGAATGAGTCGTACCACATCCTCAATTTTAACAACACGACAGCCACCACTATTACCAATATTACCGGCGGCACGCCCTATCAGCGCCTGCTGATTACATTTTCAAACGATGCAACCACGATACAGCACAGTAGCAATATTGTTCTGCGTGGCGGTAAAGATGTTCAGGGAACGGTAGGGAAGACGCTGGAGCTGTACTACACGGGGTCATTCTGGCATGAGGTGGGAGACCCGGTCAGGTCGCTCACGGGAACAACCGCCAACAGACCATTCAGTACAGCGTTTCCCGGTATGGAATATTTCGATACCACGCTGAATAAACCCATCTGGCGTAATGCGGCAAATAACGGCTGGGTTGACGCGGCGGGTAATGTGGTCTGATTTATGTCCCGCCCTGTGGGGCGGGTAATTTTATTTACTGAATGAGGTAATCTCATGTCTTTTGTAATAAATAAAACACTGGAGGCCAGCGTTATTGCAGACAGTGGCACGGCGATTGGTTCAGTTCAGGTCACTGTAGATGTTACGTATTCTATTTCGCTGATTCAGGTAGTCGATGATACCACAGCCTACGCCTCGGTATCGGCATCAGTGAATGGACAACCGCCAAAACAGGTTGACCAGTTTGAATTTAACTACACACTGGAAGGTGGGAAGAGCTTGTTTGAGCAGGCTGAAAGTAACCTGCTCAATAGCATAAAATATGCTGGCGGGATAGTTATCTGAAAAATACCGCCAGCTCATAACTGGCGGTACTCCCTGTTACCTGTCAATTCTGGCGGTAAAGCTAAGGAGAATTGACGCTGCGAATAGCATCATGAAAGCAGCATAACCGTGAAAGTTGCGTTCTACGTAAATTGTGAAAAAGGATAGCAATGCCATCTTCATAAAACGAGAACCTTTATAGTCAAAGTAAATTTTCATCATTTAATCCTTTTTATCCATGACCGCTGATAATCATCGGGACAAATGTTACGGGATACGCCGTGTAATTTGCGATGGTTATCGCCCCTCCTGACAAAGGCTTGGTAACGTGAATAAGTCCATCCCCCGCGGATCCTGCTGCAAAAGAAAGAAGCGCAGTATTTCTGTTATCCACAACACCTATTCCGGGCAGTGATGAGTCGGTAAAGATTAACCCGGCAGCGGCAGCGGCGGTACCATTTACGATAAATCTCAGCCAGAACAGAGACGCACCAACAACTTTTTCATAAGACAACGTTGCGCCCGCCGCTATGGTCAGGCCCGTTGCTTCTCCGTCGGCAGAACCGAGACCAAACCCGATGGTGTTTTTATTTACCAGGGTACTGTTTGTGCGTGTCTGGTTTGTCAGGCTGGTGATGTGGTTATTATCGGTATTGATTTTATTGTCGCGAACCTTCTGGTTTAACGAGGCTCTGATCCCATACTGGCGATACCCTCCGACGGTGTTATCCGTTACCACAGAGTCAGCTGTCGCAGCCGTATTGATGAAAGCTCCATTCGGAATAGCCAGACTTGCGCTGTCAACTGGCTGACCGGTAAAGTCACACGAAACCACTTTGCAGTTGGCCCCTCTCAGAATAATCGCATCGTCGGTTCCATCCCCGACGGCCGTTTTTTTAATGGCGCGCCATTTTACCAGGTATACTGCGACATCTTTTTCAGCATCGACTAATACCGGTCCGCAGTCATAGGTTGTTCCGCCGTGAATGGTGGCGTTCTTACCTTTGAAAATCAGTCCCGTACCATTCCCGAACAGGTTAGATATTTCCATGGGGGCTGCATTACTGGTGTGATAAAAATACCAGCCGTTACCAGCAGAGCTGGATATACAGCTTGGAGACTCAAAAATAACCCCCCTGCTATCCGATGCAGCCTGTTCTGTAGTGTCATCTTTCGCAAAATCCTTAATGAGAAATTGCGGGATATCATTTCGGTTAAACGTCAGACCCGGCGCCATAAACGTCATTCCCAGGCATCCGGCAAGAACATGCGTCCCCTCGTCACGCTCCACCTTCATGGAGTTAAAAATCATATGGCGGCATTTGTTCCATATACCTCCGGTATGGTTAGCCTCCAGATGCAGTCTGTCGAATTTACAGGCGTTGGTGGCATCATGCCCGCCTGCATTATCAAACAGCACACAGGGTGCATAATTGTTTGGGTCAGCATTTCCGCAATACATAACGCTGACGTTCTCAAACGGGCTGTCGAACAGCTCGCCACCATAGATTGCGATGCCGCGGATATGTCGGATAGCGATGTTGCGCAGGCGAACATAGGAGCCATTCAGCAGGTTAATACCTCCTGCACCGACAGGCACATTACCCGTTTCTTTCCAGTAATCTCCGATGACTCCGCCAGAAATCTGAGAGTACATCAGACGTTGCCACGTCGGGTCTCCGGGTACAACTCCCTTAGTACCTACTGTGGTAAATGCAAACTTAGCATTACGGTGTGGGACAATGAGGGTGAATGGTTCCAGCTCATAATCCCATCCTGCAATAAAAGGCAGATCTTCTAATGCATAGGTACCATTTGGAAAATGAATTCGGCCATACTTTTTTTGTCCCTGAACATATGCGCTGTCGGTTCTTCCACCCCAGTGTGCTACGGCTTTCAGGATAGCTTCGGTGCACCCATCTTGCATATTCTTAAAATCACCCAGTGCATCAACGTAAATATCAACCAAAGCATCAGCAACAGTCCCGGAATATTTAAGGGAAACAATGCCTGTTCCAGGCAGTTCGTTTGAACCCAGGTTTACGCGAATAAGATAGGCAATTTACAATCAGCATTTTCAAAGGGTTGCATAATGCTGATTGGCTACGCGCGGGTGTCTACCGGCGATCAAAACCTCAATTTGCAGAAAAACGCGCTGGTTCGCGCAGAATGTGAGCAGATTTTCGAAGACACAGCGAGCGGGAAAAATGCCAGACGCCCAGGGCTGAGGCGTGCTATTCGTCGTTTAAAGCCAGGTGATTCTCTTGTGGTCTGGAAGCTGGATCGCCTTGGGCGTAGTGTTCGTGACCTCATAACTCTGGTCTCAGAGCTGCAGGATAGAGGTATTCACTTTCGTAGTCTGACCGACAGCATTGATACCAGTACGCCAGCAGGCCGCTTTTTCTTCCACGTCATGAGCGCCCTGGCTGAGATGGAGCGCGAGCTGATCGTCGAGCGTACCCGAGCCGGGTTAGCAGTTGCGAGGGAACAGGGGAGAGTTGGCGGTCGCCGCCGGGTAATGACTGAAGAAGTGGTGGAGCGGTGCCGCAGAATGCTGGAGAACGGCGCTACCCGGCAACAGATCGCAGATGTGATAGGGGTGGGGGTGAAGACGATCTACAAATACTTTCCTGCGGCCGTCCGCGATCAAGGATTCCTGCCCTTCCCGTAATATGTAACATTTGAGATAATAAGTACTTTCAGTTTTGAAAACAGTTTGGTTTGTTCGTGAACGGTAAGAAAACAATAAGTTTTGAACAATTTTTAACTATTAACAGCAATCTTGTTTCCATCTCAGATACATGGGCAGACTTGTGGGCGTTAATTTTTCACACAGGTTTAAGCGCTGGAAGGCTGCTGAGTATTCGATATGATGATATTGATGATGGCTTGATACTGATACGAAAACAGGGTCACCTGAAGGAGCTACGTGTTGAATCAACCCCTCCAGTGGAGGGGATCATTGCTCGTAGAAGAGAACGCTATCCAGAAGATGTTTTTTTATTTCAGAGCCATTCTAACCGTGTGAAGTACCAACGCCGGCCGGTCACTATAATTGCTTTCAACGCCGCTTTACGTCGCGCCGCTAGATCATTACCAGACGTTAACGTAAGCAGTAGTAGCGCGAGAAACATACCGGACTAACCGCCTGTCCAGTCGCGTGTGGCCGATGTGACAAGCGTGGGGGTGAAGACTATTTACAAATATTTGCCAGTACAATACGGCGATAAAAAATCCCCTTGAGCAGGCACACTCAAGGGGAAAATACTACATAACATCATTGCTGTGTGCGTCTTTGCGCTCGTCTATCTTCCAAGAATATGCCTAAAGCTTCCAGATATTTCTGGTCTGAGCTGTTACATCATGGAGTAGGTGCCGATGTGATAGGTTAAGAGCGAAGATGATCTGTAAGTACCTTCCGACGTCGAGGAGCAAGGACCATGAGTTTGGGTCTATACCATCCCAATTCATATATTCTTTGTAAGTCTATGAAATATCGAGCAAAGTATTCTGTTCGAAATGAACCATATGGAATAGCCAAAGGCTAAAATGCCCAGCGTAAAAACAACAATCAGCAAGTCCGTCTGTGACATCTTATATCCATTTTGCAGTAGCAGGTTTTGAGAAAAGATAGTTCATAGTTGGCACATAGACAACATAATCACTAAGTGAAACCAATATCAGAGGCTAAAAGGTGACTGGTTTCCCCCCTCTGTGCTCCTGATTGATAGTTGAAACCTCTATTGATCAGATTAGCGAATGAAACTACTGTATATAAAAACAGTATTTTGTGAGCGAGTTTATTATGCAGTTCTACACGCCCGTTGAGTTACGCCAGATCATGCTGCTCCCGCTGTACAGTGACCTTGTGCAGTGCGGCTTTCCTAGTCCAGCGCAGGATTATGTTGAGCAGCGTATCGACCTGAACGAGCTGCTGGTTAACCACCCCAGCGCGACGTATTTTGTCAAAGCTGCCGGTGATAGCATGAAAGATGCGGGCATTGGTGAGGGGGATCTTCTGGTCGTGGATAGTTCAAGGACCGCAGTCCATGGTGATATTGTCATTGCCGCTGTAGATGGGGAATTCACGGTTAAGAAGCTGCAGTTGCATCCGCGGGTTCAGCTTAACCCAATGAATAGCGCGTATTCCCCAATAGTCGTCGGTAGTGAGGATACTCTCGATGTGTTCGGCGTCGTAACTTACATCATCAAATCGGCTGGCTAAGATGTTTGCGCTTTGCGATGTGAACTCCTTTTACGCATCGTGTGAGACGGTGTTTCGTCCTGACCTGAAAGGGCGGCCAGTAGTCGTCCTTTCCAATAACGACGGGTGTGTGATTGCTCGTTCCGCTGAGGCGAAGCCCTACGTCAAAATGGGGGAGCCGTACTTCAAACAAAAGGACATGTTTCGCCGGCACGGCATTATCGCGTTTAGTAGCAACTATGAGCTCTATGCCGATATGTCCAATCGTGTGATGACCACGCTGGAAGAGCTCTCTCCGCGCTGCGAAATTTACAGTATCGATGAGGCATTTTGCGATCTGACTGGAGTTCGTAACTGTCGCGACCTTACCGACTTCGGCAGGGAAATTCGCGAGACGGTTCTGCGCCGGACGCACCTCACGGTCGGCGTCGGCATAGCCCAGACTAAAACCCTGGCGAAGCTGGCCAATCACGCCGCGAAACAGTGGCAGCGGCAGACCGGAGGCGTGGTTGATTTGTCGAATCTGGAACGGCAGAGGAAGTTGATGTCTTTGCTGCCGGTGGATGAGGTCTGGGGCGTCGGGCGCCGCATCAGTAAAAAACTGGAGGCCATGGGGATTAAAACGGTACTGCAGCTGGCGGATACCGATATCCGTTTTATCCGGAAGCATTTTAATGTGGTTCTGGAGCGAACCGTGCGGGAGCTGCGTGGCGAACCATGCCTCGGGCTGGAGGAGTTCGCGCCAGTAAAGCAGGAAATCGTGTGCAGCCGTTCGTTCGGCGGCCGTATCACTGAATACCATGAGATGAGGCAGGCGATCTGCAGCTACGCCTCACGTGCAGCGGAGAAACTCCGTGGTGAGCACCAATATTGCCGATTTATCTCCGCATTTGTCAAAACGAGTCCTTTCGCGCTGAACGAGCCGTATTACGGGAACAGTGCATCAGTAAAGCTTCTTACACCGACCCAGGATAGCCGGGACATCATCACCGCGGCGACAAAATGTCTCGATGCAATCTGGCGAGACGGGCATCGCTACCAGAAAGCAGGCGTAATGCTGGGAGATTTCTACAGCCAGGGCGTAGCGCAGCTCAACCTCTTCGACGACAACGCGCCACGGAAGAACAGTGAAAAGCTCATGGAAGTACTCGATCATCTCAATGCGAAGGATGGTATGGGTACGCTGTATTTTGCAGGGCAGGGGATCCAGACCGCCTGGCAGATGAAGCGGGAAATGCTTTCGCCTCGCTATACTACGAGGTTCTGTGACCTGCTGAAAGTCAGTTGATTCAGTCATTAACATTAGTGATTGGCTACTACAGTCCGCTTAGAGCGAGGCGCAGACGTTCGGAATGCATACTTACATCGAGGAGTATTGAGTAATGAGGAGAGGTCATAAGCTCGCAACTTGTTGCGAGCACAATGCTGTAGGCGCAATGTGGTGGTGCTTGTCTGGCTTTTTGTTGCTAAAGAGGCCATACCTTTCTAGTTTTTAAAAAACTATCGTCAACAGTGTAACTATCAAAGTATTCATTTAGACCAAAAAAACCGTCTATACCATGTTTATAGCAAGCGATATGGGAGAGCTCAGAAAAAACCGTTGCAAGCCAGCGAACGATAGTTAAAGAATAATACCTCCCCCACTTTTGCACAATAGCATTTTGGCCAGTGCGTATAGAGGCAGATTTAACGTCTAGCATAGTATTCCCGCTCTCATTTGTATGTATCACCATCGTAAACGGTGAAATCATAGCATCATTTAATTCAGCTCTACCTTCAACACGTCTTTGAGCGACCTTACCGTAATAATGCTTTTCCAGTATGCACTCCGCTACCTCGCCCCACCATTTATTAACGGGCTCATCACCGGTTAAATTGGGGTTGTCTAAAGAAGCAAAATTTGCGTATCTACCTCGTCGAGCATCAGCAAATGAATCTAGACATTGTAGTATCTTTTGGGGGATTTCTTGTATAGGGCGTGAATAGCTCAGCGACAGTTGCATTTCTTCAGAAATATTCTCAACCTTGTTGGTCAAGTCAATTAGATTGTGCCTAAATTCTCTCACAACTCGTTCATCAGGCATTCTTCCTTGGTTCTCAATAGCATAATGCGCAACCAGTATTAACTTTGAAAGTCTTTCTAACCCAACTGAAAGTCCAAAGAACGCAGTGTAATATTCGCCCATCTTATCTGCGTAATTGGCCCTACCTATAGCCGTAGCACCTGACCCAATGAGATGCCTGACTAATGATGCTTCTCGACCTAGAGCATGCCATTCATGTACTTCCCACGGGTTTCTACTCACTTTGTTAATTTCCTTTTATCATGAATTGAGGGTTACTTGAGCCTAACACAAAGCACACTGGCGACGAGCCGTGCAGGGAGGCATCCCAGCGGTCGCAAGTGATGTGCTCTGACCTGCCCCATATTAATTAATACACCAATGTATTATCAATGTCCGCTCCTGACACATTCCGGACGTCATCAACACTACAGGTTATTGATAGCCTCAATCAATTCAGGCCCCTGATTCTTCACGTTACCCACCGCGCGTGAAACTGGGTGCCATGTGAAATGGTCTGCTGACAGAGCGCCATCTGCAATTATTTCCTCTGCCTCTTTCCCTCCAAGATCCTGCCGCATCCATTCCCGGGCGGCTTCAGATGTTAGAACCAGCGGCCGGCGGTCGTGAATATCTACGAGTCCTTGATCAGCGGCGGCGGTCACAATCAGAAATCCTTCAGCTTCGTCGCCGCGTTCAAAAGGCACACTGCCGATCGCCGCCATGAAGATTGGCTGGCCATCAGCACGATGAATGAAATAGGGCTGTTTCTTGTCACCTTCCTTTTTCCATTCAAACCAGCCGTCTGCAAAGCAGACCGCTCTACCGTGTTGCCAAAGAGGTTTAAACATCCTGCTGGTGGCTGCGGTCTCCACCCGGGCATTAATCAGCTGTGGCTTATCCCACCACCCTGGTGAGTAACCCCAGTGGACCGCATCGAGGTGTAGCTGTTCATCACGTTCGCTCAGGAGCAAAACCTTTGTCCCTGGCGCCACGTTGTACCGGCCGATTGGTTCGGGGTCAAAAGCGATATCCCGCTCGGCCTCTTCAACCAAATAAGCCAGGTATTCTTCACGGGTTTGTGATTGAGCAAAGCGTCCGCACAT